CAGGGCTTTTGCGTTTTGCAGTGTCTTGCAGTACCATGATACAAAAACCTCATCCGTGCCAATTTCTTTCCCGCCACTTTTGTCCAAGTGCGCATTGGCGTAGTCCCGCACGATCTCCTTGCACCGATCCAAAAAAGTATCGAAATTCATCATTGCTTACTCCTCCTTAAGCTCCGGCAGGCCCGCCACACTTGTAAGCAGGGACAGCACTCCTGCCAGTACGGCAGCGCTGCCCACAGCAATCCAATTCACATCCCCTAACACTACTGCTGTGCCAATGGTGGCCACCGCTGTCTGTGCTACGGTTTTCAGCGCTCTAACCCCTGCTGCTGCAATCCATCTCTTATTCATGATTCTTTCCCTTTCGTTTGTATCCGGAATTGTTCCCGGATGTACTCATGTTCTTCTTCGATATAATGATTTTTTATGTCGTACTTCTTACAATGTTCATAATATTCATTCATGATTCCGAACACCCTTTCGAATTGCTTCCCAGTGTATTTGCGCCCCAAGCGCAAATTTTCAGCGAAATTAATAATTAAATTCCGAAGATCAACGGCTTTTTGCTCATTGCTCGCTTTTTCATATGCGTCAAACCGAGATTCCATATCCCGTCTTAAGCTCTCTGCAGCCTGCTTATTTTCAGCGGCCTGTATGGCCAGCTCATCCAACTTGTCCCAGGTTTCTTGATTGAGAATTTTCCCCATCCATCTGACTACCCGACTAAGAGGATGGAAAGGAATATTCTTATTAAATTCCACTATAACCGCTACTACTCCGGTGGCCCATACCAGGAAGGAAACAATATCCTTCACTTGCATGGCTAAAAGCCAATCTTTGAAACTCATTTGTCACACTTTCTAGCCGCTACGGCTCAGAGTTTGTTTCTGTGGCCAGATCCTCATGACCCTTCTCTTTCAGGGCGGCTTTTACCCCTGGTTTAAACTTCTTAGCCAGGTCTTTAAAAGAAAATCTTCCATCTATAATTAAATTTGCAAAAAACTCATATACATGTTTCATCCCTGCTCCTCCTCTCCGGCCATGAAATTCATTATCTCAGCCATTGCCAGCTCCATAACACGCTGCTTTTCCTTCAACTCATCCCTTGCTTTCCTGGCGGCTTCCAGATCCTGTTCCAGTTTCTCAGTCAGATTAACCGGCTGATCAACAAGTACTGCTTGAGGCTCTTCACCTGATAAATCCAGTCTCTCAAGCATCTTTCCCTCCGGCGTTTCCACTTCAACAGTCTTATAAGTCCCATTTGTGGGAACCATGTAAAGGATTGCTCCTTGGGGATTGTAAACAACAAGCATCTTCATATTTTCTCTCCTTTTTAATTAAAAAATTCAATTTTAGTGATTTGCATGGAACCCGCAAATAGATTACTGTTGCTTCCTGCGATATCGGCCATTGCTCCAAAGGCAATGAACGCATGTTCATTTACTCCTCTTACATCGATGGTCATTTGCCCTCCGTTTTGCGATGCTGCATTACTTCCTTCTGCTAGCACCACTCCCAGATCATCTATTTTCCATCCCTCGGGGGTTGTGGAATGGTTTCTTATAATCGCACTGGCTCTACTTATAAACACTTTAAGAGCTATATATGGGTTGTTTTGAATGGTCCCTTGCGCTCTATAATCTATGACAATCCGACTAAACGGTGTCAAATTTATAGATGCTGTTAAAGCACAGCCTATATACCTGCCCCTGACAGCAGTCATAGCCGTTGACATATAGAAATTTATCCCGCCGCCCCATATCCCTGTATACGCATAGTTATCAAGGTATCTTCTGGCATAGTATGTTCCGTTATAATCAAATCCCTTATCAGCCACTCCCAACACTAAAGTTCCGTCGAAAGTGGCACCATTAAAAACCACTCTGCCAATGGAATAATCTGGCATTGTGCCGGTTACACCAGCCACATTAACATCTTTTCTGATATTCCACGACTGCAAATTTGGGAGAGGAAGGAAAACCCAACTGGCTTTTTCTATCCTATGCCCATCCGCAAGCCGCACTACGATACCCCGCCCACGACCTGCAAAGGGATCATCATAAGCGTGCCCTTCTCCACTCCATGCCGAAATAATATCCCCTGTCGTGCATACCCACCTGGGAACCCTTCCCTGGATCCCCATAATGGAGGAGTTGTCTAGCCAAAAGTCAGGATTCAATCCCAGGGCGGCCACAATGGCTTCTCTTTTTGTGTTGACATTGGTTTTCCCACTGCCATTGCCTCCCCCATAATACCCAGGTGGGATCTGGGACACCATAAAACCGCCATCGCCGTAGTACCATACCCCGTCACCGTCTACATAGGATCCTCTATCTTCTATCTGCCCCTGTTTCCCTGCTACAGTCAAAGTTTTAAGCATTTTCGCAGGATCCACACCTAGCAGGTTTGCAAGAGTCGCCAACGGAATGTTTACCTCTGGCAGCCCTGCTGTTGTGGGAACAAGATAGGCCCCCATCGGTATTCGTATATACATTTGATTGCTGTCTGTCACCATGCTGGCGGGAGTTGTATAGGCCCCTTGCCTTTTCATAGTGCCTTCAGCTGGATCATCATTGCTATCTGCAGTAAGCGCCGTATAACCCTGCAGTACATGCTCCCGTTTGGCAGTCACATCGCTGCTGTCAAGGCCGCCAGCGCCTCCGTGCAAAACCACAGCTTCACCCATTCTTTACGCCCCCTTTACAGAAAATATAAAATTTGTACTTGGTTTTTTAGCCAAGCATATCAACTCAATGTAACCATTGTATGTCAAGACTTTTGTCAAACAGCTATATGCTTTTCTTGCCGGTTTAATGTAGTTCGGATCCGTTATCCAGCTTGGGACAATGAAGCTTATGACCGGAGTGTCCCCCTCTTTTATCCTTGCTATATCAATTCGCTGCTTATATGGGGCCCCTGCGGACCAGTCCGATGCTTTTGCTTCATGCATGCTCATTTCCTTCAAAGCGTTAATAGCAGCGTTGGTGGCGTTGATGTCTGCGGCAGCAAATGTACTCCCCACCTGATTATATGTAGTGGCATCCGCTAAGCTTATTGTTCCATCCGGATTATCTGTTTTTCGATATTTTCTATTCCCTGCAAACACATCATCTTTGTAATCTGTTTTCAATGACACATCTTCACCTCCTATTTCCAAGCTGTTTTCTTCCCAAAACAAAAGATAACCTTTGCCGTCCGCTTACCATACTGTCATATACCTCACCGATATCGTAAAGGATTCTTTCTATGTCATTGGCCTGATAAATATTTGTATAAGTGATTTTCTCCGGGTTGCCGGGGGTGGAGTGCTTAGTAAAGAAAGCGGCTCTTAATGCTCTTATATTAGTTAAAAGTCTGGCCATTTCAGATTCTGTTCTGAAATCCTCCATATTCCAAGTTTTTGTTTGAATGCTCACTCCAAGTAATCCCGCCAAATACCCGCAAGATTCTTCCACACGATTCAGATCCGCATAAGAGATGTATGCTTTATCCGTATCATTTTCCAAATCTGCATTGCTTCGGTCAAAAACCAAAGTATCTAAAACACTCATTTTATTGTTGCCTCCGCTGTGATTTCATTCCGGCTGAATCTCATATTCAGTGATGTGAGAATCCCTTTTCTAATTCCTTTAAAGGTATTCAGTTCCACAAAGTCCCCTAGTTCATGATCTCCTACCAGAATCCGGCAGGATATGCTCTCATTGTTCATACAATCCGCATATATCCTTTCCAGTACCTGAGATGCATTATCCTTAGTCACCAAAGTAGCATCTTTGATTTCTGCCAGGTTCTTGTTATGTGTTACCTTTTCATTTTCCTTTGTGATCAAAAAAGTATTATGCACATACTTTTTCCCAGTAAGAGTGACTTCCTGCCCCCAACCGGATATGTAAGCGTAGTTATCTCCATAGGATACGATAGCCCCGTTTTGAACGGTCAGAGAGTGCGCTGGCTCACTGAATTCCACTTTGATAGATCCTTGTAAGGTGCCTTTAAATAGCTCTACTTGTTCCGTCCCAAGAAGGTATTCATGTGCTGTCAGCCTCACCCCTGTGATTACATCGCTATGGGCAAAGGAAAGTTTTGTAAAAAGATCCTCATCTGTGATCCGGTGAGATTCTTCTGTACGAATCGGATTAATATAAAGGTTCCTGTCATAACTGGTGTCCACCACCGCCCCAATAGCAAAAGCCAGTTGCTGCAGAGCGGCTCTTTTAGAGCATATTGGGAGATACCCACTTACTGTGGTATCTTTATATGCATCATCCATAAAAAAAGGAATCCTTTCCCCGTCCATAATAGAAGAAAGCAATTCCTTTACTTTGATATGATTGTATATGCCCCCCATAAAAGCAGCTCCATCCAAAAGTCCCACTGCATCATGGGCCTCCATGGAATAGCAGTTTTCGCTAAGCTGTTTCCCGTCTTTCAGATAAAAGATTCCTAAAATCCCTTCATCAAAGTACAAGGTCTGCTTTTGCTTTTTCTGGAATTCAAAATCATATCCCAGCTTATCTCTTACCATAAAATTCATAGTATTGATACTGATCTCTTTGGAGGTTTTATCAATCTCCATCAAGCAATCAATATCTTTGATCTCATCATCCTTAAATACCCGGATCAATCCCCATGTGATTTCTGTCAGAAAAGCATTTCTATATGGCTTACTGGTTTCTAAAAAGGATATTTCAACTCGATTGTAGAAATCCACAACGCCATAACAGAAATACTCCATGTCTGTGGGATGATACGTTTCTTCTATGAGCAGGGTGCTATCGGAATACCAGCGGATCCGCACTTTTTTGCAGTAATCTCCACTGTAATCATTAAATCTTAAAGTAATGCCCACACTGGAATAATTATGCCCGAAGGAAAACACAATAACCGGCGCTGCTGCAAATACCCCCAAAGCGTCGGAAACGCTGTTACTTACATACCCCATATTCTGCAAAGTATCTGGTGCATTCACATACTGGCCATCCAGTTTTGCATACCTTGGCAAGCACATGCCATAGTCTGGGTATTCTACTGCAGATTTAAGATTTTCCATCTGCACGAACGGCCTTTTGTCATTTGATGCTACTACGCTGTCCTCCCTCGCTCCCAGGGCAATATCATCATAGACAATCTTAAGCCCCCCAGCATCTGACATTCTCTGATTTTGGATATAGGACAGCCACAGATACCGGTGAGGCTTATTGGTTTCCAAAAAAGAAATCTCGAAGCTGTTAAAAAGCTTTACCTTTGCCTGACAAAAATAATCTGCGCCATCTGGAAAGAACTCCTGCTCCTTGATTAGAGTATCATCCTTAAACCATCGTATCTTTAAGCGCTTTGCATAATCACCAGACAGCATATGGAATATCAGTTTTACCCCATTGCTGGTTTTCAGGCGATCATACTTCACGGTGATTTTAGGGGTTAAGTGAAATACCCCGGATCCATCCGACAAGGAGCCACTGATATATCCATTCTGTTCTACTGGCATAACATCTGGTGCGTTAATGTATTGGCCGTCTAATCTGGCATATCTGGGAAGACAGTACGCAAATGGCTGCATGCCTGCCCCGCTGGTAGTTAATGTTGTGGTGGTGGAGTAAGGCTGCTGATCATTACTTTCAATTTGTACATCCCATTTCATTTACCGCCTCCTTTGCGGCTCCATGGCAATAAAGCTTAAAGACAATCCTTCACCCAACCCCCAATAATTTTTTCCATTTCTAACCATTAAACCGTCTTCCCCCTGGGTAATGTAGGCCTGGAACGTTAAGGTGTCATTACCATAAGGAAATACAACCTGGTGGCTTGCTCTGGAAGGGGAGGATATCGCCTCGTAAAATCGATTATAAGAATCTGTATCCCCTATCACCGGAAAAACCTTCAGAGAGTAATTGTAAAATGTCCCGATAATATCCCGATGCATGGCATAATCTGCAGTTCTTCCAGAATTATCAGTATCTGTAACAGCAAACTTTCTTTTTAATTCTGTGATTTGGACATTGTAAGCCTGCCCATCTATCAACACTATGTTTTGCGCCATTACTCACCTCCTGTCACCACAAGACTGATGCCTTTTCTCTTTGCCTCTTTGTCAAGCTCCGGCTTTAAAAGTCTGGCCAAAGCCCCTAATGCTCCATCAAAATGCAGAACAATTTGCACCGGATCACCTCCGGACTGGCGAAATCCGCTGATACTGTCAGCCAACTGGCCTAATACATCGCTTTCGTATCCGCTACCCTTTAAAGATTCTATGTACCCAGCTCTTGCAGGAGTAGTAAGTCCCTTTGCCACATTGGGTATATAAGCTGCAGCATCTGGAAGATGCAAGCCTACGGGAACGCCAATATCCACTCCCTGGAAAACATCTGTCACACCGGAAAGCCACTCTTTTGCTTCATTTCTGGAGGATTTTGCCATATCGGCAATACCGGCATTAAAACCTTTTACTACATATTCAGCGATAGAGTAAAACTCCCTGGATGGAGAGTGAATATCAAGCTCCTCCTCTGCCTCTTCCAGCGTTTCCCTGGCCCATCTGCGGATTGCTGCCTTGGCCAAATGCGCAAAGTCTGAAATTCCTCTTTCAAACCCTTCATTCACACGCTTTGCCATATTATAAAAAGACTTGTATAGCCCGCCGGTTCCGCCTATATTGCCATCTCCCCAGAACCACTCTGCAACATGCTTTCCCCATGCCTGC